TAGGCCATCCCCATGTACAGCCAAATCGTAGTGTTCGCCAGTTTTAGAAATCATATCAACGAACTCTTTTGCTTGATGATAATGGGCTGCAGTACATTTAAACTCTTTCCCAGATACCATAATACTTAAAACTCCCTCATCATCATTTTCAGATTGCTCATACGCATGATGATGCTCCATAACACAACTGTCAAATCCATAAATCTCCATCTTGGGAAATCCTAACATTCTCAATAAATGGATAGCCCTAGAAGTAACTGTAGAACCTCCCATTATTGGAAAATAATCATTTCCATAAGTCTCTTTCAAAAGATCGAAATTATCATCGCCAGCACAATGCCATATATACACATCTCTCCCTTTAAGCTTTTCAAACATAGTAGGATGACATTGAGAGCTAATAATATATTTGCACTTATCAATAATAGGATCAACAAATCTATTATTAAATTCTCTACTATCCAATACAATCTGAGCAGATGGCTTAATATCCCTATCTAAACACCACTTATAAGAACCATTAACAGTAATAACCTTTATACCTCTGAGATACTTATCCAAAAGATGTTGATAAACTTTTTCATCATTCAAAGAAGCGCCACCACAAACTAAATTTACAGTCTTTTCCCATTGAGTTTCATACGGTCTTACCTGTGGCAAACCCAACTTTATATTACACTTTATATTTTCCCTTATCTTGTCCTTATCTTCATTTACTTCACAAATAATCTCTGGTATTGGATGCAGTTTTTTAACATCAACCAAAGGGGGTTCTGAATTAACGCCTATTTGAAGACTCATGTATTAAACACCATTCTTACCTCTAACCCTAAAGTACTTGAGGCTACAACATCAACATCTATTCTAATAACATCAGCCGTAGAGACTCCTGTGTAAGACCCAGTAACAGATGGCGTCGCTGCTGTTGAGGAATCTTTCTCTCCAGAATCAATAGTTATAGGAGTAGAAAGCATATCCTGACCATCAGTTAGATTATGCAATTGAACAGTTGTCGTGCTTCCAGTACCAGCTGTATATACATGGGCCTGAGCAGATTGTAAATTCTTTCCATCAAGTGTAGATGGTATTGTAACATGCGTAATTCCATTTCCTACAGAGGGTCCAATAGTATCAGCAACACATTTAATAACTAAGGTTCTCTCTGAAAAATCTGTAAGTTTATTAAATAAAATTGATCTTGTAGCATCAGCAGATGTATCATAAAATGATATCTTATCCGCAGCCATATCTGCGCTAGTAACAACATTTAAATTAGGAATAGTCTCCTGCTTATCAGTATTCAGATTTGTAAAATTAGCATCTGCTTCCGCAAATGTAAGTGGACTTCCTTTTGTTTCTCTTAACGTAATCTCTGCCATTATGCATCACTCACATAGTTATCAACCACATAGTAGTTTTGGAAATAAGGCATATTCCCATAAGGGAAAGTCCTTGGGCTTTTTTCGTAGAACTTCCTTCCATTGGTCATTCGGTAGGCTACCCTTCGTGGCGGACCTACTCGTCTTCCCCCAACTCTAAATCTTCTCATTAAAATCTTGCCTCCGCTTCAGGTTCTAAGGAATGCCTAGTCCTTGATATTGGAGGCATTGGGTCCATATCATATATCCTTGAAAGCGCATCTAAAAAATCTGGGTGTATAGTGGGAAATAACATATACTCATTCCTCTTAACCCAATCAACTAAATCGTATACCTTACCTTCTTCATCTTTTCTTAAAATCTTTTTAGATATTAAGAATTCTTGTTTCTTTATTTTATAATCTTTTTGATGAGAAGTCAACCTCTTCTCGTCTGTTGGATAAGGAAAGAAAAATGAACCATCCTTTAGGTCTGGCTCTAATCTTTGAATCCTATCCCTCTTAGACTGAGGGCCACCACCACCTGTCCAATTTAATTCGTAAATAGGAAATGAACTTCCATCTATCCTCATCATTTCCTTGAAATGCTCTATGTCTGACTGCGCCCCATATCTTTCATAACCAATCTTAACCTCTCTAATTCCCGGCGCTCTCTTCCACTTTGATCTGAGCATCTTCAAAGCATCCCATCTTTCAGACAAGGAAAGCCTATGGCAAACACCGTCCAAAAGAAACTTATTATAGTTCCCGTCAATTCCCACAACAGCTATAGCAGTCCTGTTCGACTCTCTCTTTCTGGAGTGAGCCGGATCGCACATGATATAAGCATTCAACGTATAAGGACGAATCTCCCACTCAGTCCACCACTCTTCTTTGAATGAAACATCTGAGCCAGCAATTGGGTTTAGAAGCTGCTGACAAGCTACCGTATAAGTAGAGGTAGTCTTTTTTATCTCTTCCCATCTTTCTTGTTGTAGAAAGACTGGCTCTCCATCCATTTTTCCATCTATAGTCGCGGGATGAATTCTAGGTTTTACAGCTGCCCTCTGTAGAATAGTGCCGTAAGTATCTCCATACGAATATCTCGTACCCGCATACTGATATCTGGGATTATGAGTAGAACCCAAGTTTAGAGAAAGTTCCCACTGAGTTGTAGTCTTTTTTATCTGCTCCGGAGTATTAACTGACTCTTGAACAACTACGTCGTCATAAATAATAAGATCAAAATGTCGTCCAGTAGGCTGACCATCCACAAGTCCGTGGGCCTCAATAGTTTGTTCCTTCGGGTTAGCAAATCTCCTAACACATATACCCTCATTTTCAGCCCATTTGGGAGCCTGAAGTCTGGGCTTCTCCCATAGGATATCAGGGTAAAGTTGTTTAAGCTTTTCATTGGAATCAAATTCCTGCATTATCTGCCGTAAAAACGGTTTTGCCTGTCTAGCGGAATACGATAACAACCCTATCGTTATATCTGGGTTACATAAAATTTCCTGAACAGTACCTAAAAATGTAATAATTGAACTCTTGTAATGAAACCGCGCCCACAAATCTAAATGATCATCTGGGTCAGCTTCTACTTCCCTGCACCTTTCATATATCCACGGATGCACCATATCATGACGGTTACACAAAAAGACCCCAAGATAATAACGATCCAACTGACCCAAAGTCCTAATAAAAGAATCGTCAATATTAGGATCATCATGACAATCAGCGTATGCCATAATAACAAGTTCAAAGGGTGCAGTATGCGCCCATTCAGCAAACTTTTGTGCAGCATCGGCATTATTATTCTTATGTTTGACGCTATCTGCTATAACAGGCAACACACTAGCACCCTACTTCTTCTTTTTGTAGCCAGAAGCATAGGCTGCACGAGCCTGTCTTTCAGCACCCTGTCTGGATTTATAGACCTTTCCTTTATTACCCCACTTATAACCACCTTTAACTTTCTTTATAGGCATATTATGTCCAAACTAATTCCTGAGTTTGCATGGATGGATGATTTGCAAAGAGACTCGTTTGTTCTTCTTCGTCTTCAGCGGGTCTGGCTGTTCCTTCTAATATCCATGTTGGAACCGTTAACGGTAAGTCCTTTCCTGCTGCGTCATACTCTATCAGAAGTCTCAGATAATCTGGATACCTAGCAGCATTAAAAAGAACACTATTAGGTAATGAAGCAGCCCATGTATAAGTAGAGCGAATTATATCAACTGGATGATCTCCGCGAGTATCGTCTCCAGCTACTGCGCGAGAAGTAGAGGCAGCCTCAACTGGCGCTGATTCACTCTGAATCGAAACTTCTTCTACTGGCGCTTGACCCGTACCCGGCATTGCAACTCCATTGGAATCTAGTCCGGTCTCTGGATCAAAAAGCGCTGAGTATTCTTTCCAGTTACCAGAAGAATGCTTACCTGTTTTAACTCCATTAATTTCATGATCTAACTCAATACCACGAGCAACCATATCCTTATTAATAGCCTCAATCCACGCTGCGCGACTTCCAGTCATCATAGCCATTGGGTTGTTAACCCCCGCCATAGCAGCAAATTTATTATGACCCGGATACATTTGCTCTTGAGTTTCAACAGTGACTGTCGCTCCTGTCTGTTGAGGAGCAACCGATGCAGCAACTTGATCAACAGGAGTGCCTTCATAAGAAGTTACACCCGGAATATCCGGTCCGGCTTGCGCTTTTAAATATGCTTGATTTGGAGTTCCCATAGCAGTACTATGAGGGCTGCGAACCACATCATATCCAGCATCATGACGCAACACCCCCGGAATATCAGGGCCACCAGCCCCCATTTCTGAACCACCTAGATTAGTGATTGATTCATATAACCGCTCCATCGTACTTTTAGGAGCAGGTTCGTTTATTCTACCTGCCTCATAATCCCATGAGCCACCCGGCGCTTCATGTAAATCTGATGGACCACCTCCCATTTGACTTTGAATAGTTGTAGATAATGGTCCGGATGTTCCTTCTTGCTGCTCCATTAAATCCTGATTCATGATTTGTTCAAGCACACCCGGAGACTGTTCTTGCACCCCTCCTTGAGATATCATTCCTGCAGGACTTGCAGACATTCCTCTGTCAAAGTCTGAAAGAAAGGTGGCAACCTCTTCACCCGGAGAAACCTCTTCAACAACTTCTTCCTCTCCCATTAAATTAATTAGATCAGAAGGACCACCGCCCATCGCTGGACCTCCCCCAACTGAATCTATAGCAGATTGTAGCGCTTGAAGAGAAGGCTTATCTCCTAAATCAGTAACATCTGGAGCCGTTCCACCCGGAGTCCCGTAAATAGATTGAGGCATCGTATCAGTTGATGGTCCACCACCCATTGTTGCTCCCGCACTAGGCCCAAATGGTTGGTTTCCAAGAGGTACACCACCTTCTGCAGCAGGACCACCCGTTACATCAATTGCAGTAGTAGCATCTAAAACAATATCATCTCCCATAGGTTCTGACTCACCTTGGGGACCACCACCCATCGTTGCGTCTGGAGATAACCCAGTAGTTACATCAGCGGCTTGATCTAAAACATCAGCCATTCCTGAGATAGCAGCAGCCGAATCTGTTGTTTCAATACCCCATGTATCTGCCATAATTTAATCCTCTAATGAATACTCTTTTCCATTTCTTGAATACCCATATTAATGGCTTTTTCAAGGATAGCATCCACATTAACTTTCTTCTTAACCTCAACAGTTCCTTTATGTTCAACTTCCTTCTTCTCTTCCTTCCTGCTATGAGAGGAGGTCCAACCAAAACGGTTAACCATATTCATCAGCCAAAGACCATGATTAAATCCTCGCGTATCTAGATTTTCCCTTCCTTGTCTAATCCACCAAGCTTCAGCAGCTTCTTTTCCAATTTCAACAACTTCTCTAAATTTCTGTTTTTCTTTGTCTGTACTATTTGCCCATCTATGAAACGTAGAGCGATTTATCCCCATTAACCTAGAGGCTTCAACTATAGTACCACCG